AGCTTCTAAACGGTAAGCGTAAGATTAAGGTGGTGTAAGCCTTATGATTAACGCACAAATGCGGGATTACAAGTATTACACCTACGGCGACAAAAATAGTTATGGTCAGCCGCAGTTAAGTGCTGACCCACAAGGCACCATTAAGATGGCAATTAACATTGCTTCTCAATCTACACAGGATAACATTCTGTATAACAATTGCTCCTATATTGGATTAACTACTGATGCCGAAGTAAGTAATAAGTATGTAATTGAATATCAAGAAGAGCGGCTAAAAGTTGAGTATGTTAATCCAATGGGGCGATTTAAACAGGTGTTTATGTCAAGGATGTGAGGTAAATGTCTGCTAATATTAGTGGATTAGACGGTATAACCAATATGCTTGATAGTATTGAAGGTAATGCTATCGAAGGGCTTGGAAAAGCGTGTGCTCTTGTAGAGCGTGCGGCGAAACGAAAAGCCCCCAAAGGCGTAGGCAATTTAAGACGCTCAATCGCAAGCACGGTTGAAGGAACAGAGGGTATTGTATATACGCCTGTTGAGTATGCTCCATATGTTGAATATGGCACTGGCTTGTTTGCGGAAGAGGGCGGCAGAAAGGATGTGCCTTGGAGTTATCAAGATGAAAAGGGTGAATGGCATAGCACAAGCGGTATGAGCCCGCAACCTTTCTTACGACCAGCACTTAACGAAAACAAAGAAAAGATAATGAAAGTGATAAAGAAGGCGATAAAAAATGGTTGATTTTCACTCTAACCTTGTTGCCGCACTTGAAACCATTTTGCCTACTCATTATGAACTATTCCTACACAGTGGCTTGGCTACACCTTGTATTTCCTATATGGAGTTAAACAACAGTGATGAAGAGACAGGCGACACATTAGGATATAGTTCTATCTCTTATCAAGTGAAAGTGTGGGGCAACAAGATTGAAGAATTACAACGTTATGCGTGTGCTATTGATGCCGCACTTCGCCCGCTTGGATTTAAACGAGCGGGAAGCACGGAGTTAAGCGATCCCAACAGCACAATGATACAAAAAATACTGACCTACGAAGCAACTGCTTTGGAGGTCTTCTAATTAAGGAGAATGATATTATGGCAGGTATTTTAACAAAAGGTATTACCCTTGGCTATAAGGCTGATGGCAACGATTACACTGTTCTAACCAACCTAATGGAAATCCCAGAGATTGGTAATGGCGAGAAGGAAATGATTGACGTAACGGTTCTCACCGACGAAGTTAAGAAGTCTATTGCTGGTCTTGGCGACAGTGCCCAGACCCTTGCGTTTAAGTTCCTTTACGAGAAAGAGCAGTTCCAGACCCTTGCCGCTATGGAAGAGAGTATGGATTGGCAGGTATCTATGCCTGATGGTATTGCCGCAACCTTTACTGCTACCCCAGCAGTTCGTTTTGACAGTGCCGCACCTAATGCCGCACTAACCTACACCCTTAACCTTTCCGTTGAGAGTGCTATCGCTTTTGCGTAATTAACATAGGGATGGGATTAAATCCCATCCCTTTTCAATTTATTTATAATATTTGGAGGCATCGTTTATGATTACCGAACTAATTATTGGTGGAAACACTTATCAGTTAAAACTAACTACTCGCACTTCTATTCAACTTGAAAAGGCTCTTGGCTACAATCCTATCAATATGCTGATTGCTACAACCGAGAATAAAATGCCAAAGATGATGGATATGATTACTATGCTACACGCTATGCTACAAAACTATCATCACGGCTTCAATTTAGATAAGACTATGGACTTATTTGATAAATACATTGAGGAAGGACACAATATGTATGAACTAATCAATGTATTCGTTGATGTGTTTAAGAAGTCTGGATATCTACCTGATACAGACGAAGAGGAAGCCACTGGAAAAAACTAACCCCGCCATCAACAATAACTGAAATAGTGCTTTCACTTCTCCAACCCAGCATTAACTTTGGCTTGGAAGAAGAAAAATTTTGGCATATGTCTGTTGGAGAAGTAGAACGCTATTTAAAAGGTGTTGAATGGCGAATGAAGATGAAAGCACAGTTTGACTACTCCTTGGCTGATTTAATTGGTATCTCTGCCGCAAGAATGGTATCTAACGATGTTAAGTTCCCTACTATTGGCGAAGTTTATCCTACTTTGTTTGCGAAGCAAGAATAGGTAGAAACAAGCAAGGAAGAGATAGCAACACAAAACTCTGTTAATAGATTTTTGGAGTTTGCTGCGAAGCATAACGCAAAAATGAAGAAGGAGGATGGAAAGAATTATGCCAGCGGAACAACTTAATATAAAAATTAAGTTTGACATCAGCGACTTAACCACTGGTGTCAAGAAAGCCAAAACAAAGTTAGGCGAAATTGCTACCTCCGCCAAGCAAAACATACCGCACATTAATACTGAAAGTAAGAAAGCAAGTAAGTCATTAGTAGATGTTAGCGAGGCGGGTAGCAAAGTTAAGAAAACCCTTGATAGCATTGGAAGTAAAGCCAAGTCCGGTCTATCAAGTTTAACCACAGAGGGCGGTAAGATTGCCAAAGTATTCCAAAAGATGGGAATAGCAGGTCAAACCGCACAAACAGGTATGAGTGTCGATGAGACAACTGCTTCTCTGGAAGAAATGAAAGGCACAATGGAGAGCATTGCCCGCATTGATTTCTTTGGTGCTTTGGCTACACAAAGTAGTAAATTAACCAATGTTTTTAGCGGTGTTAAAGCCGCAAAGGCGATGAAGAAAGATTTAAAGGCTCTTCGTGAAGGCTATATAACACAAATACGAACAGAGATGGCAGACTTCCATTTGGCTTATGATGAAGGTTATCTGGATGATGACGAAGCAAAAGAATGGGGCGACGACATCGTTAAGAAAGTCAAAGTGGCAGCGAGAAATTACAAACAAGCAACCGAACAAATGAAAGCAGCCACAAAAGCAGTTAAATTAGAAATATCTAAACTAACCAGTGCTTTTATTAGTTTAAGTTCCGCTATCTTTGCTGTCCTTCTACCTATCAACGCACTTGGCGTTTCCAAGATGGCAGCAGAAATAGATGTAGCCGCACAAAGAGCGGGCTTCTCCGCACAGTCTTTTCAAGAATGGACCTATGTATTAGATAGGGCTGGTGTAGAGGCTGGTGAGTTAGGCGAAATTATGAAGACCTTGACAGAAAGCCAAATTGAAGTAATCAACGGCTCCAAGGATATGATTGCCGCCTACGAACAATTAGGTATTTCTGCCGCAGAGGTTGCTTCTCTAAATCAAGAACAACTTTGGAACAGAACAATCGCGGCTTTACAGAATGTAGAGAACGCGACACTACGAAACGCAATAGCACATCAAATCTTCGCAGAAGATGCTTCTAAACTTGCTACTGTGTTTAATATGACAAATCAACAGACCGCACACCTTATTGCTACATACAACGCATTAGGGGCTACGATGAGTGCGGACCTGATTAAGAAATCTAATCAACTACAAGCAGCCGTTGTTAATCTACGAGCGGCTTGGCAAGGATTACGCAACACATTAGCACAGGCAGTTATTCCTGCTGTTGTTGCCGTTGTTAATGTCCTTACAAAGGCAATCATCATTGTCAATACCTTCTTACAGGTTATCTTTGGACTTGACCTAACCCCAGCCCTCAACAATATGAATGCGGGCTTCTCTGGTGGTGCTGGTGCCGCAGATGACTATGCTGATAGTGTTGGTGGAGCCGCGTCTGCTCTTGACAAACTCCGTAGGGCTACTATGGGATTTGATGAACTAAATAAACTACCCGGACAAGACCAAAGCGGTGGTGGCGGTAGTGGTTCTGGCGGTGGTTCATTTGGTGGCGGTGGTGGTATATCAATCCCAACTAACTCCGTCTTTGATGAAGCAACCAATGATTTGGTCGCATTTAGAGAAAAGGTAATGGACTTTATGGAGAAGTGGAAGACACAACTTCAAGTCATTGCCGCCGCACTTGGTGCTCTAACATTTGGTGGAATACTTGGTAGTATCGGTAATGCTATTGGTCTTGGTGAAAACTTCCTTGGTGTAATTAACAACATCAAGCAAGCAGCAGGAGCAGTAATTACCGTCACTCTACAATATATGGCAGTAAATGAGTTCCTTGATAACTACCTTGATGGAGAGGGCTTCAAGAACTGGATTTATGCCGCACTTTCTACCGCACTTGGTTCTCTAATCCTTTGGGGTATGTGGGGTCCAACAGGCTTGGCAATTGGTCTTGGTATTACTGCTTTTGTATCGTTAGACGCGATATTTGAAGAGGGCGGCATTACTAACATTGAAAGTGCTGTTGTAGCACTCACAGGTGTAGCAACCGCAATTGCCGCAGTAAGCATTGCTTGGAAGGCTCTTGGCATCTCTGGTATTATCGCAAACATTGGTGCTTTCCTTGCTCTACTACGAGAAGGAAATAGCCTTGGTTCTGTAATGGCTGCGACATTCCCGAAATTAGCGGGTGTTGTAGCAAATATTGGAACCGCATTTGGTTCTATTACAGGATACATTGGTGGAGCCATTAAAGCAGTAGGCACATTTGTAGGAAGTATAAGTGGAAGCACAGTGGCTATTGTTGTAGGTGCTATCGCCGCGATTGCCTCTGCCGCATATTACCTATATGAGAATTGGGAAACCGTTGTTGGAGTAGTAAAGCGTTTCTTTGAACTATCTATTGCTCCAAAGTTAGAGGAAATCAAAACACGATGGGAAGAAATCAAAACCGCACTTGCTGGTATGGGTGAGGCGTTTATGAACGCAATACCAGAAGGAGCACGACAACTGTTAATTAATGTTGGTAATTGGCTTGCTAACCTAGTTAAGCAAGTTAAGGATTTCATAGAGCAAACAAACTTACTCACTGTTGTAGCATCTGTCTTTGAATTCATTGGCGGCGTTATTGCTGGTGTAGTCGGTGTTGTTGTTGCTCCTGCCATTGCTGGACTTACTGAATTAATTACAGGACTAGTCACCTTCATTACTGGCGTAGTTCAAATTATCTCTGGTCTTGTGACTGGATTGATTAACACTATTGTTGGCTTAATCACTGGTGATTTTGCCGCAGTAATGGAAAGTGTAAGACTAATTTGGGATGGTATTGTAAATCTATTCCGGGGCGGTTATGAGGCTACAATTGGTGTAGTTGTTTCTTTCGTTCAGGGTATCATTGACTGGTTTGTCTCTCTATGGGATGAATTAGTAGGACATTCCATTGTGCCAGATATGATTAACGCTATTGTAGAATGGTTCAAGGGTATGCCCGCGAAAGTCTTTACTGCTGTTGCGGAATTCGTGACTGGTGTAATTACTCGCGTTAAGCAACTATGGACCGACATTACATCTTGGTTTAACTCCAATGTAGCACCTAAATTCACCAAAGAATATTGGACTACCAAGTTTGACACAATTAAGCAAGCCGCAAACGAGAAGTTAGAAGCATTAAAGCAACTCTTCACTACTGTATGGAGTGCTATTACAAGTTGGTTCTCTGCCAATGTATCACCTAAATTCACTGCTACTTATTGGGCTACAAAGTTTAACTCTATCAAAGATGGAGCAAAAACCGTTTTAAATAGCCTAATTAGTGTCATTGAAGGTGCGGCAAATAGTATTGTTGGCAAAGTCAATAGCATTTCCTTTACCGCTCCAAGTTGGGTGCCAAAGTATGGCGGCAAAACAATTGGCTTTAACCTAAAAACTATTTCCATCCCACGACTTGCCGAAGGCGGCATCACTACTGGTAGCACTCTTGCTAACATCGGTGAAAAGGGAACAGAAATGGTCTTGCCGCTCACTGGAACACAGGGTAGTGCGTGGATGGATATGTTAGCAGACAAGATTGCTTCTCGTAATCAGGCTCCTTCCAAGATTGTTCTATCCGTAGATGGTAGAGAACTTGGTTGGGCTGCTATTAACAACATTAACGGTATCACAGAACAAACAGGAGGCTTACAATTAGTAATATGAGTTATTTAGTTATCAATGGCGTAGATGTCAGTGATTTAGTAAAGGGCTTAAAGGTTGGCTATGAAACTCTTGTAAGTGATGACAGCGGCAGAAACGCGGCTGGTGATACGGTGTTAGATATAGTCAGTAAAAAAGTAAAACTACACGTTTCATTTAGACCTATGTTTGACTATGAAATGGTGAGATTACTAAACTCATTTGACGACTACGTTGTCCCAATCACATATAGGGACAGTAAAACAAACACAGATAGAACTATTCAATGCTATACAGGCACACCAGAACCAGAATACTACTGGATTACGGCTAATCAAGTGCTTTATAAGCAGATGGATTTAAATTTCATTGAACTATAAGGAGGCATTTATATGATTGTTGCTGCGAACCAGTTCAACGATATGTTAAATAACGCCTCACGAAGCATTAAGGCAAGGGTAGAGTTGTATAACGGCTCTACTCTCCTTAATACTTTTGCCTATGATGGTGCGTTAAAAGAATTAGAAATCAATCGCTGCGGAACGCCGCAGAAGTTCTTTGGTTTCGGTGTGCCGCAGAAACTAACCGTAAAACTGCGGGATAAGGAACGAGAAATCAATATTGAAAAAGGACAGGGTTTAGAAGTAGTATTTGGCGTAGAAAGCGACTACTTATACACCTGTCCTATCTTTTTTGTAGATGAAATAACCAGAGACGAAAACACCAATGACCTAACCATTGTTGCTTATGATGCTCTACACAAAGCACAAAAACACCTTGTAAAAGAACTGCGGCTAACCGTAGATTACAAGATTAGCGATGTAATTAGAGCCTGTGCCGCACTTCTTGGTATGCCATTTAGATATGATAATATTGATGAAGACCTACTAAATCTTTTCTATCAAAGTGGTGCGAATATGGAAGGTAGCACAACTGTAAAGGAATGTTTAGACGCAATCGCAGAAGTGCTTGGTGCTGTATATTACATTGATGCTGAATGGTGCTTGACCTTTAAGAGACTTGATGTGAGCGGCGAACCACTCATTAATATTGACAGGTCAAAGTATTTCACTCTATCAGCAAAGACTACACATAACCTTCAAACAATTACCCACAGCACAGAGTTGGGCGACAATCTCACTGCTACTACTGGCATTGAAGGAGAACATCAGGTTATTCACGATAACCCATTCCTCAATTTGCGTGATGATACCGCCGCCTTGCTTGATAAAATACTTGCTAATGTCGCTGGTTTAACTGCTACACAGTTTGAAACCAAATGGCGTGCTAATTTCTTACTTGAAATTGGCGACAAAATCAGTATTGGCACCAAGGATGGAGAAACCATTGTTGCTTATCTATTAGATGATACAATTAAATACAATGGCGGCTTGGTAGGCACTACAAAATGGGCGTATAACAACAATAAGTCAGTAGAGAATACCAATCCTAATACTTTGGGTGAGGCAATAAAGAAAACCTACGCAAAGGTAGATAAGGTAAATAAAGAGATTGAATTAGTAGCAAGTGAAACTACTGCTAATACAGAAAACATCAGTGCTATTAGACAGAACACAAATAGTATTTCTGCTTCTGTCAGAGAAGTAGAGAACAGAATTAACAATTCGATTAACAACTTAAATGATAATATGAATATCCTTGCTTCCGAGGTAGAAGCAAAGATGTCTGCGGATGAAATGACTATTGCCATTAAGAAAGAGTTGTCTAATGGTGTTAGTGCTGTTACTACAACCACAGGTTTTACCTTTAATGAAGATGGCTTGCGTGTATCAAAGTCTGGAAGCGAAATGGAAAGCCTATTGGACGAAGATGGATTGAAAGTATATCGTGATAATACCGAGATGCTACGAGCCGATAACACTGGATGCTACGCAGAAAACCTACACAGCCGCACGTATTTAATCATTGGCGGCAATTCTCGTATGGAAACATTCGAGGGTAATAGAACAGGTATTTTCTGGATAGGATAAGAGGTGAATAATAATGGCAAGTGGTAGATTTTCAAAAGTTGTAAATAGCAACATTACACTACACATTGACTGGGAGAGCACTTATTACGAGAGTAGCAATTCGTCAGACCTATATGTAGAAGTAATTCTTGAAGCAGAAGACCATATTGAGTTAAGCCAACGCTTTGATAACACGCTAACTATTGATGGCACAAGTTATAACTTTACTTCTCCCAAGATTAACACAAGCAGTGGCGGCAAGTTTGTATTAACATCAAAAACTGTATATGATATCAGCCACAACGCAGACAATACCAAGTCTGTTTCTATTAGTTGTAGGTTCCGTCTTAATGCTACTTTAAGTGGCACAGAATATGGAGCACAGAGTTGGAGCGGCACTGCTAAATTGGATGTTCCCAAGCCCGCAACTCTTACTTCTGCGGAAGACTTCACAGACGAAGACAACCCAACCATTACCTACAACAACCCATCTGGTGGTGCGGTAGGTTCCTTACAGGCTTGTATTAGTCTAACTGGTAGCAATGCTGATATTGCTTATAGAGACATATCCAAAGTGTTGGGTGAAGGCTCTTATACCTTCAACCTAACAACCGCAGAGCGTAATGTGCTACGTAATGCTACTTCATCTGCTAAAAGCAGAACAGTTGTTTTCATAGTGAAAACGGTAATTGCTGGTCAAGATACATATTCGAAGATTAATAAAACCTTCACAGTAGTAAATGCGGCACCAGTAATTAACCCAACAATTACTAACAAAACTACTTCTACTGTCAATTTGACAGGTAGCACAAGTAAATTTATTAGATATTATAGTGATGCTGCTGTATCTATTGGTGCCGCCGCAGTTAAGGGTGCTTCAATCAATAGCCACATTACTACTTGTGGTAGTCAATACTTTACAAGTGCTTCTGGCACTTTTACGGGAGTAGAAAACAGTGAGATTAGTTTCAGTGCTACGGACAGTCGCGGCTATACTACAACCAAGACAGTAGCATTAGATATAGTCCCATATGTGAAACTTACCTGTAATTTAAGCAATAACAGACCAGACACATCAGGCAATATGGTTGTTGCTTGCTCTGGTAATTATTGGGAAGGAAACTTTGGTGCGGTTAAGAACACCTTAACCGTTCAGTATCGTTGGAAGGTCCAAGGCGGCACATTTAGCGATTGGATTAATATGACGGTATATAAAAGTGGCGATACATACACCGCAGAAAGCGAACAAATAACAGGTTTGGATTATCAAACACTGTATGTTTTTGAATGTAAAGCCGCAGATAAACTTCTTACAGTAGATACAGGAGAAGAACCAATTAAGACCCTTCCTGTATTTCATTGGGGAGAAAGAGATGTAGTTTTTGAAGTGCCAGTAACTTTTAATGCTGGCGTTACTACTCCTGCTGTTATGGCAATTAGTGATGATAGTAATGGATTATGGACCCCAACATTAGATAGTGATGTCATTTCTTCCTACGATACACAGCAAGGTTGGTATAGCCGCGTTGGTAATAACATTACGGTTGGCTTCTACATTAAAGCAACCTGTAATGCGGGCTATACAACCAAACCTATTGTTATTGCTGGTCTTCCATTTACTCCAACATATTGCGGTTCTGGTGGTGGCTTATGCTAGGGTCAGAACTTCCAATGCTGGGTAGTGGAAACCGATGGCGACATTGTTGCTTACAATGAGTGCTGCTATCCTGATGGCGGCGACATCACATTTAGTGGAACAATTAACTTTATAGTGGGGTGATACCATTGGAGCAATTATTAATAACCATACTCGCAGCAGCAGGAATACCTTCCGCAATTCTTGGTCTAATCATTTGGAGGTTCCAGAAGAAGATTGAGAAGCGTGATAGAGAAATGGAAGAGAGAGAGAAGAACCGAGAGGAACTTATGCTTTTCATTATGCGGAACAGTCGTGCTACTTGTGTCCTTGCTACTGCTACGGCAAAGGCGGTTCAACGTATTCCAGAAGCCCATTGTAATGGCGATATGACACAGGCACTTGAAGAAGCACGCAAGTTACAAACAGAGGAAAAGGACTTCATTATGGAACAGGGAATGAAGCACATCTTTGGAGAGTGAAAGGTAAATGAAAGACAAACTTACAAAACTCATTAACGTCAAGAGCATTGTTACCATCATTCTGACGATGGTGTTTTGCTTCTTGTCTGCCACTGGTTCTATCAGTGCGGAACTGTTTATGACCGTCTATACCGTGGTTATCGCCTTCTACTTTGGAACGCAAGCGACCAAGGAATAAACCAGAAGATAAGAAATACTAAACCTTTGGCGGTGGATGTTTAGGGAAATCGTGTGTATTGTATGTAAATGAAAGTCTTGGGGAAAGAATGGATTTTTTGTAGATTGCTTGACAAGAAGAAACCTATATGTTACAATTGTAAATAAGCATTACAAGACCATAGACAGCAGTATCCACGACTGGAAATCGTGTGTGGGCTGATACCCCACCTAGGGTTCAAATCCCTAACTCTCCGCCATACAAAAAATACCTTGTAATGCTTACAATTACGAGGTATTTTTTATTATTCTTGGATAACTTTTGTGGAAGTCTTGTGTGCTAATATTTTGAGAAGTCTTGTGTAATGGATTGACAAATAATCGTGTGAAATGCTATCCTATTCACAAGACTTCCGCAGAAAGCGAGGCACCACTATGCCGCAAATGGAAATCAACACCCGCTTGCTTGAAGGAATGACCGACGAAGAACTCGCTAACTTGCTCTCCTTCCTACAAAACGCCACGAAGCACAAAGAGGGAACGCCGCCAGAGCCGCCTAAACGCCCCGTAGATGCGGCGACACTACGCAAAAGGGAAATAGCCCGCCAATCCACTGAAATCGCTTCTACGGCTAAATCTGGGCGTTTGAGGAAGATGCGGCAACACAAGGATGCTACGCCATTGAAGTTGGCAGAATACCAGTTCATTGGAGAGCAACGAGCACGCGGCAATAGCGAGCAGACCATCAAGGGTTATGGTAGGGTCTTCAAGAAGTTCTACATGTTCGTTGCTTACTTCTACGGGGTAGAGGATGGCAAACGCATTTGGGACCTTGATAAGACTGATGAAGAGTTAGAGGAACTTGGCAGTCTTTTCACGCTATCCATTCTTGAAGCCGATGACCTCATTGATGACTTCCGCTCTTACATTGAAGAGTTCGACCAGAGCAGCGAGATAACTGCTAACTACTACATCAGGCATCTCAAAGCAATTATCAACTACTTTGCCGACCAAGATATCATTGACGGTAGGAAGATTGTCATTAAGGAAGTCAAGCCCACGGTTAAGGATGTCTATACTGATGACGAGTTGAGAAAGTTGTTGCGGCGACCCAAAGACGAAGATGATTTCATTGAGTGCCGCAATTGGACCATTATTAATATGTTTTTGGGAACGGGTTGCCGCGTTTCTACTCTAACCGCATTACGAGTTGGGGATATTGACTTTGACAACAACCTTATCGTAATGAACAAGCAGAAGAATGGAACTCCTAACATCGTTCAACTACAACAGGCTAATTTGGCTCCTGCTTTGCGTGAATACATCTATGCTTGGCGTAGTGGTGAGGATGGACAACCACTGTTGAACGCTCAATTGTTCTGCCGCATGGATGGTAACGAAACCACAGTTGATGCTATTAAGAAGGCTGTTGCTGCTTACAACCTATCGAGAGGCGTAGAAAAGACCAGTTGCCACTTGTTTAGACACACCTTCGCAAAGAAGTGGATACTGGCGGGTAAGTCTATTATTGAGTTGAAGAAGGTGCTAAACCATAGTTCTATGAAGATGGTAGAGCACTATTCTAACCTTTGGGCGAGAGACACCCAAAACAGTATTGATGAAGCATCGGCACTTTCGCAAGTGAAGAAACCAGTAGGTAAGAAACTACAACCCAAAAAACCCACCAACAAACTACAAAGAAGAAGATAAAGAAAAGGCGGCAATACAGCCGCCTTTTTTGTTATTCATATTCTTTGTCAATCCGCGATGTTGTTAAACGCAATACGCTTCTCCGCAATCATATGCTTACGCTTGTTGATGCGGTCCAACTTTGCCTTCTCACGGTCATAGGAAGACTTCGCAGGAGTGGTATAGCCCAAAAACTTTTTGAGGTATTCCATACGCACAGAGATAATGGGCTTGCTAACCATAACGACTTCGCCGCTCTTGGTCTTACGCTCCACTTCAAGAAGGGCTTGTCCATCCAGCCAATCCATAGCAACACGGTCCTTACGCTCAATGGCATCATCATACAGGTCTTCCAGAGTGAGTTTGCGAATGGCGGCTTGGTCTTTAATATCAATCATTGGTAGTGGCTCCTTTCTAGTAGTGATTACAGTATAAGACAGAAAACGCGGAAAAGCAAGTAAATTTTTAAATTTTTGTTCCAATGGTTGAGAAGATTGTAGAAAAAACAAATTGCGGGCTAACCACTGAAAAACACCTTATGTATGAAGGGGGAAACCCCAAATAATAATAAGAGTTGAGAGAATAATTTTCTTATTATTATCATTCATAAAACAGCCATTTAAATAACTCCTCATTTAAGGGTGCGGGTTAGCCATACCGCACTCTTACTTTTTTTTAAACCAACTTGGACATTTTAAATAGAGCCGATGGTTGGAGTAGATAACTTGGACATTTTACCAGCAAGGTCTGGTTAAAGTGTCTGAAACCTCTATGTATTCTGTCCGGAGTAATAATATAAGAATTTAATAAAATACTAATGCGGTGGCTCGCAAGCCACCACCGCATTAGAGAGGAGGTTAGGCGGCTACGCTAGGGCTACGCCGCCACCTCATAAGATAAAGAGTTATCTGCTGTTAAAAATTGAAAAAACTAAAAAATAGCAGTATAATTTATATATAAAGATTAAGAACTTTATAAATATCATATCGCGGTTTAGCCGCAAGGAGTCTATTGTATTATGAAAACAAACTATGCTAATTAGAAGTCTATTACTATTAACCGAGAACTACCACAAAAGGGTAGTAAAAAGAAGTTTTTAACCGCATACTACGACAACATTACATTAGCCAGCCGCACTTTATCTGGCGAAGTAGTATTTAAACTATATCTCTATCTTTTAGCAAACGCAGATAAATATACAGATGATTTTTCGCCGCAATGTTGTGCCAATGAGTTTGGTGTTAGTGTAGATAGATGCCGCAAAGCATTGGGACAATTAGAAGAGGCTGGTTATCTTGTAAAGACAGATAAAAACGAATATCAATTCTACGAAAAGCCGCAGAAGAGAAATCAAATTAAAATAACCATTCAGGAAGAAACTCGTATGGTAGAACAGGAAGATGGAACATTTTTACCATACACATATAGTCAATTTTATAATGAACTATCTGAAATGGGATATGCTGAACCTATGATTAAAGAACAATGGGAAGCATATGTATAAGGAGGGTTCATTATGGCTATTAAATATCAAGATTAGGAAACGCTACAACAGTTAAAAAAGCGTAATGAACATTTAAAACGCGAAAAAGAGGAAGAGGCAAAGAAAGTAGCCGCAATCCTGAATGATGAAAAAAGAACTCCATTCACACCAGAAGAATGGAGAGAACTTGCTTATTAGCACAATAAAGAACAACTAAAAGAGATGGAACCATTCACTTTTAGAAGTTTTAATTATACATACGATTACGAGGATAGATTATATTATCCTTTTTACGAATTAGAACTGTATAAGTAGAGTAAAGGAGCCAAGCCGCAGGGGATGGAGCCAGATAGATACCTACACTTACGAGAAAAAGAAGCAAAATACAAAGAACTGTTGGAAAAAGTTCAGGAGTATGAAAATGGAAAAGAAAACAATGACAATGAAAGAAGTGTTTGCTTACTTCCCTGACCGTCCTTGGTATAGACGCAATATAGTGACGATGTTATTTTAGTCCAAGAATATGATTGGGACAATATTATTTAATACATATATAGCCGCATAAGGAGGCACTATGAATAACGCTTTTACTATGCTTACTGTATGTAAGCACAACATTATAGAAACCATTATGGATGTAGAGTTTGAACAGTTTATGCGTGAATACTGGTATATAATTGAACACTTAAATGAAACGCAAGAAGTTCTTGACCTATACTTAAATAAAGAAAACAGTTCCTACTACTATGAAAAGCCAGAGGAATACATTGACCCATTTAAGCGGCATATGCCGCAGTTCCTAATTACGAATGGTAATAAAGGTGGAAGAAGCACCTTAACATAAATTAGTTTTCTGAATAGGGAGAGAAGCAATTTGCTTCTCTCTTTTTTTTATTTTCTGGAAAAAAAACTTTTAAAACATACTCTCTATAAAAACTTATTTAGTGAGAAAGGGTAGCGAAGCATTTATTGCCTAATGATGTTATGCCTCGCATCGCACTATCTTTTCTATAAATATATGAGGCAATTATGAGGTATGGCGATGAAAAGAATTAGTAGTTTTAAAATCCAAGACTTTTTATATCTAAAAGGCATTATGCCAGTTTCCATTAGAGAAGGTGGTGCCGCATATTACATAAGAACACCACAATTTAACAAAGCCTTGGAACAGTATTACACAAGAGTCTGCTTTTATACAAGCAATAGAATTGAGAGGTGATAAGGATGGCACCAATTAAGACAAGATTTGCCGTAGAAAAGGCATTGGAATGGTTTAGGGATGACCCTTCCTTGTCATTTAAAGCGGTAGATGAAGCATTGGGATACCACACTTCTGCTTGTAGTAAGTGGTATAGGGCAAACACTTGTGGTTTTCAAGAAAAATACGACGAACTACTTAAAGAAGAGTTTGCCGCACTTGAAGGACCCGCAATTAAGTGTATGGGTGATTTAATACGGGAGAACCGCAGTTTCCAAGCGGCGAAGTATGTATTGGATAATCGTGGATACAAAGCCGCAGATAAGATTGAGGCATCCGTAGATACAAACATTGTAGTAAATATTGAAGGAGATGATGCCTAATGCTTACTTGTATTGCTATTTGCTGGATATTAGCACAATTAAATGCTCCTTGGTGGTTATACGCACTAGCAATTATTGGATTTTTGGCTGACGAATGAATATAACAATCAATGTTAAGAAGTCCGCATTTAATGATATCTATTATCCGCATTTAACTGATTACTCCAAACGCTACGAAGTATATTATGGCGGCAGCGGTAGCGGCAAAAGTGTATTTGTCTGCCAAAAACTACTGCTAAAATCAATTAGGGAAAGCCGCAAGATATTGGTTGTGCGTAAGTTTGCCACAACCTTAAAAGACAGTGTATTTTAGTTAGCAACAGATTTACTACGCAAGTGGGGTTTATACTCACATTGCCGCGTTAATCTTTCTACATATACAATTACCTTACCAAATGGTTCTGTATGGTTATTCAAGGGAATGGATGATAGCGAGAAAATCAAGTCCATTACCGACATTACTGACATTTGGTGCGAAGAAGCAACAGAACTTTCCATAGACGATTATACATAGTTGGACTTACGATTACGTGCGTTAAGAGAAGACTTACAACTAATCGTAAGTTTCAACCCTGTATCAAAAGCAAATTGGGTGTATAAGCGATGGTTCGCAGATGATGCCGCATATGAACGCGGCAATACGATGATACTTCAAACCACATATAAACATAACAGGTTTTTGCCGCCTTCTTATATTGCGGCATTAGAAGAGAAAATACACACAAACCCTACATATTATCGTATCTATGCTTTGGGTGAGTTTGCTTCTCTGGATAAACTTGTATTCTATAATTGGAAACAAGAAGAATTCAACCACGCCGAAATCCAAGGAACATTGTTAGTTGGATTAGACTTTGGTTTTGTAAATGATATAAGTGCTCTTGTTGCCTCTGTATTAGACGAAACCAATAAACGCATTTACATATTCAAGGAATGGGGCGACACAAACAAAACTAATGATGAACTCGCCGCCATTATTTCTTCTCTTGGTTTTAGCAAATCTACTATTGTGGCAGATGCCGCCGAGTAGAAATCAATAGAAGAAATCAAACGAAAAGGAATTACTCGCATTAAGGCTTGTGTAAAGGGACCAGATAGTATTATTCACGGTATTCAGCAACTTCAACAATACAGCATTGTAGTCCATCCTTCTTGCTCTGGTATTATAACAGAGTTTGAAAACTATGCTTGGCAAAAAGATAAGAAAAGTGGTGAATACATCAACAAACCCATTGATGGTTTTAATCACTATATAGACGCTTTGCGATACAGCCTACAATGCGTGAAAACAAACAAACTAAAAACACTTAATAAGACTGCTTTAAGTCTATAAAGAGGTGAATACGTAATGATTAAGCACGAATGGGTAGGAACAACCCTTTTCATTACTACCGATAGTGGCACAAGCGGCTGCGACCTTAAAGGAACTACTGGTGATACCGGACCCCGCGGAGCACAAGGTGCGGCTGGTGCTGACGGGCAGTTATCATTTGCTGAATTAACTGACGCACAACGCGAAACCTTACGCGGACCACAGGGTGAGACCGGACCTGCCGGACCAGTCGGACCCCAAGGAGACCGCGGAGCAACCGGACCTACTGGACCCCAAGGACCCCAAGGTCCTGCTGGTAAGGACGGAACAATGACATTTGCTGACCTTACTGACGAGCAAAAAGCATCCTTGAAAGGGGATACCGGTGAGCGAGGACCTGCTGGCACTGCCGCAACAATCACAAGTGCTTCCGCAACAGTTGATGCTAATGTTGGAACTCCTTCTGTAACAGTAACATTAGGCGGTTCATCGTCTGCCCGCACTTTTGCTTTTGCCTTTAAAAATTTAAAGGGAGCAACCGGAAGTCAAGGACCACAAGGTCCTGCTGGAAGTCAAGGACCACAAGGTCCTGCTGGAAATGCCAATGTAATTTACAGTTCTTCTACTCCTGCCGTTCAAAACGGCTACATTTGGTTAAAGCCAAAGAGTTAATGGGGTGAATAATCAATGGCAACAATTACATCAACTTATTACAGAGAAGAGAGTTTTACTACTAACACAAGTGATAGCAGCATCAAAATAGGTGATGACTATCTTGATTTCTCTGGATATGATTCAGTATCTACTATGTATTTCTATACTATGGGCGGCTTAACCACTGCCACAGACGCAGACCCCGGCGATGACTTTAGTTGTGGAGTTCAACTTAAAATTAATGGAAGTTGGACCGCGAACATTAGCACTGCTTGGTTATATATCCCACCTTGGGGACCTGATGTATTAGTTGAAGGCTATTTTGATGTATCAAGTAAGAGTGCTGATATTATAAAATATGGCATTGATGGAATTAGATTAAAGTTCGGCACCTACTCGAAAGTAAAGGCTTGGGGCGATTATGATTACATCTGTGAATTTACTGCGACAAAACCAGTATCATTAGGAACACCATCAAATGTTTCTGTGTCTCAAACAAGCACACACATAAATGTTGGTTGGAGCCACGCTTCTTACAATGGTTCTGCTACTCGTAAATATTATGTTATTGCTAACAACTATGATTTATGGGGAGGATACCATACATTAGGCACTGGCTACACAGGAACAAGTGCTAGCATTGCTATTGATAGTAGTTGGCGTGGATATCCACTTAATATTTGGGTAGTAGCATATGCGGATGATTATCCTTCTGAAAAGTGGAGTTCGCCAGCCGCGACCATCACTCCCACAGTATTTGGCTACATTTGGTATTGTAATGGCAGCACTTGGGTTCAATGTATTCCTTACTATGGAACAGGCGGGAAATGGAAAGAATGTATTCCATACTACGGCTATAACGGTGGATGGAAGGAGGTAGAATAATGTTTAAGATTTATGATGGAAGAGAGCATTTCTATCAGTGGGATTTAGACAGAAAACTTATTGTAGGCGACCGCACTATTCAAGCGGTTCATTTCTGTAATCGCACTGGTGCTTGTGCCATTACTCGTGATTGCTACGATGTAAATGGTATGTGGCTTGTAGATGTTCCAAACTTATGCCTACAAGAAAGTTATCGTCTAAAAGTCTATGGTTTCAGTGCTGCTAAATACACTACTGTTTCCTCACAGTTTGATGTAAAGAGCCGCACCAAGCCAGACGGATATGTTTATACAGATGATGAAATCAACTGCTGGCAGGATTTAGACCAGCGTGTTGCCGCACTGGAAGAGAACCCAGTAAGCGATGAAGCCATTGCTGCTGGTATTGATAAATACCTTATCGAAAATCCAATTGAGGTTGGTGCTACTGACGCAGAGAAGGAGCAGATTGCCCGCAACACAGAAGACATTGCGGCTTTGAAGTCAAAGGCTGACACCCACGCAACAGAAGAGTATGTTGATGCCGCAGTTGCTAATGTGAAGGTAGATGTTGATTTAACTGGCTATGCCACAGAAGAGTATGTAGATAACGCAATTGCTAACATTGATGTAGGCGGTGGCGGCAGTGCTATTGAGTATGTCAATGCCACTGGTGAAGAAACCATTGAGTTAGATAAGACCTATGAAGAAATAATGGCAATGATTGATGCGGGTAAGGTTGTAGTAATCAACTATAACGGAAACCTTTATCACCAATTTAGTGATAGTCCTAATTTCCGCTATGTAGGGAATATGGAAAATCGCGTAATTAGTTTCAATAAGAGGGACTACTCTGTTAGATATAGTGAGAATATCATTCCAGCATATGAAGATGTTGGAACAATCGTTGAGGAAATGTTAGAAGACCGCAACTACCAGACCGCAGAACAAGTTAATGCTGCTATTGAAGCCTATGTAGGGGTGATTGAGAATGGCACTTACTGATAAATTAACCTCTATCGCAAATGCTATACGCGAAAAAGGCGGCACAACCGATAAACTTACACTTGATGCTATGCCTAATGCTATCGCCGCAATTGAAACTGGTGGTGGTAGTGGGGAAGATGGTGTGCCTAATCCTATTGTGATTAAACCAATAAGTAATGGTATATTTGCTAATAACAACCTTGACTGGATATTAGAAAACTATGGTGATAGAGTAGAAATCCAAGGAATGAGTAATATTGTATTAACTGATATGTTTAAGAACACTATTACTACAAAACCTTTGATTGCTAACTATCCAATTACTTTACCTACATCTGCTACTTATTTCTCAACTTCGAATATGTTTAATAATACAAATGTTGTAATGACACAAGAAATGGCAGACGAATTAGCAGATAAGATGTATGACCCAAATAGGATGTTTTATGAATACAAAGGCGAAACTATACCATCCCTAACATTTTATAATGGTACTACTTCAAACTTTAATCAGTTCATAAATAACAGTCCAAATGTAAAAGAGATTGGCACTATTTATAATATGAAACCAAGTGGCTACTGTTCTAATCTATTTGCTGGTAATTCAAATGTAAGAGAGTATAAGTTAGAGAACTTTGATTTCACTTCTACGCATACACAATCTCTGGCTTATCTACATGCTTGTTTTAGTCGTAATTATTCACTACGCACTGTTGATACTGCTTTCTTAAAAGAGTATTGGAATAATAAAACTACCAATAATCAGTTAAATAGCACATTTGAATATTGTGCTTCTTTGGATGAAGTTGTAGGTTTAAGCCCACAGACAGAAACACTAACTTCTAACGGTTTTCGAAATACATTTATCTATTGTTATCGCTTAAAGAATATTATCTTTGATACACAGGATGATGGCACACCTTACATTGCTGAATGGAAAAATCAAACTATTGATTTAAGCATATATGTTGGTTGGGCTGGTTATAGTAATGCTGATAAAGATATTACTACCAATTACAACAGCGGCATTACCGCAGATAAGGAAGTAACAAGTAAGACTACATACAATGCTTTAAAGGATGACCCTGATTGGTGGAGCCGTGATTTTAACTTCTCCCGCTTCAATCACGATAGTGCGGTAGCAATGATTAATAGCCTACCAGACACTAGTGCTTATCTTGCTACACAAACAAGCGGCACCAATACAATTAAGTTCTATTCTAATGCTGGTTATAGCACCGATGGCGGTAGCGTAAGCCAACTAACCGAAGAAGAAATCGCAGTGGCAGCGGCAAAGGGTTGGACTATTAGTTATACAGTCTAATAAGGAGGAAACAATATGAAAGCACAAACTTTCGCATTAGTGCGTTATGATGCTGATGAAGGCAAGGTGTTTGATTGGAAGGAACCTCGCTTCATTGAAAATGAGGAAGGAGAGCAAATCCAAGAGCACCTATATGCTACCACCCTCTTTATTGGTGGTAATGACAGCATTGATAATTACATTGAAGTTGAGGTGATTTGATGTTTTACCTTAACAAAAACATTCCGTTAGATGCGGCGATACTAACAAAGATGATTAATCGCTATAACATTGAAGTAAAGCCGCGACTAACAAAGAATAAGAAATATTACGATGGTATTCAAACCATCTTACAAAAATCCTATGCCGACCCAAGCAAGCCATGTAGCCGCACCATTATCAACTACTGTAAGAACATCGCAGATAGCTATGCGGGCTACCTTGCTACACCCGGCTACATTAGTTATACCTCTGACAATGACATTGAGGAAATTATGAATATTCTACGCTACAACGATTATCAGGCAGAAGATAGTGATTTCCTACTTGATGCTCTTGTATATGGTATTGCGGCAGAACTAATGTATATTGACGAAGACGGTCATACACGTTTCCGTCTTATCAATCCTACTTCTTGCTTTGGTGTGTGTGATGATAGCCTAACAGGGGACCTACTCTACTTTGTTCGCATTTATGCGGCAAGTGAATGGGATAACAGCAACACATATTTTGTAGATGTATATAGCAACAATTCCATTACTCAATATAAGATGAGTGGCGAAAACGGACAATTGATTTTTATTGACGAATAGCCGCATTTCTTCTCACAGGTTCCCGCGAACATTTTTGCTCTTCCAGATGAAAAGAGCATTTTTGATTGTATCCTAACATTACAGGATGCCGCAAATGAAATCGTTAGTGCTGAAATTGATGATTACAATGCTTTCTGCGATGCTTACTTAACCCTTATTGGTGTAGATGCTGACAATGATGATGTAGCCGCAATGAAGCAGAACCGCATTCTACTTCTACCAGAAGGAGCAGCGGCACAATGGCTAACCAAGAACAGCAGCGACACCCAAGTAGAGAACATCTTAAAGCGTATTCAAGAAAGCATCTATCGCATTGCCGCCTGTCCTGATTTCAGCAGTGAAAGTTTTGTTGGTGGTGTAAGTTCTGGTGTTGCTATCCGTTATCGTTTAACTGGTATGGAGACAAGAGCGGGAAAGATTGAAGGTGCTATGAAGAAGGCACTACAACGTCGAGTTGAAATCATTGCTGGTATTGCTTCTCTCAAACTTGGAGAAGAGGTATTCCGCGATATTAACATTGATTTCAAACGCAATATTCCAGAAGACAATACTTCTCTAATCAATATGATTAATTCCTTAAAGGGAACTGTAAGCGATGCTACACTTCTTGGTATGCTTCCATTTGTTGATGATGTAAATGCGGAGTTAGAAGCCGTAAAGCAACAGCGAGAAGAGAATATGTCTATCTATGACTTTGGCTTTGACGAAAAAGAGGAAAATTGAAAAGAGGTCTGGAAAAATCTTTACTAATCCAGACCTCTTTAAATTACTTTCTTGTTGGTAGGAGGTAAAGCAATGAGTAATTATTGGGCTAAAAGAATTGCTCGTTCCCAAGACCAACTAACACAAAGAAACATTAAGGAAACCGAAAAGCAATTAGCAAAATACTATGCCACTACTATGGCTGGTGTTTTACAAGCCTTTGAGGATACTTATAACAAGTTGTTAGCAACTATGGAAGCGGGTAAGGCTCCTACTCCTGCGGACTTATACAAGTTAGATAAGTATTGGCAACTACAAGGTTAGTTAAGACAAGAGTTAGAGAAACTTGGCAACCGTCAAGCGGTTCTATTGAGTAAGAACTTTGAGCGTAATTTTAATGAAGTTTATAACTCAATGGCAATGCCAAGTAGTAAAGCCTTTACCAAACTTGACACCACAACGGCAAAACAGATGATTAATAGTGTGTGGGTTGCTGATGGTAAGAGTTGGAGCCAAAGAATATGGGGCAATACCGATAAACTACAAGCCGCACTCAACGCACATTTGATTGAGTGTGTAGCCGCTGGTAAGCCCGCAACAAAACTTAAAAAAGTATTACAGGAAGACTTCAATGTGAGTTTCAACAGGGCTGACGCATTAGTTAGAACTGAAATGGCACACATACAAACACAGGCGGCACAACAACGTTATAAAGACTACGGCATTAAACAGGTTGAGGTATTCGTAGATGAAGACGAAAAGACTTGTGAGGTTTGTGCGGCAGAAGAAGGAAAGAGATACAACATCAATGACGTTATGCCTGTTCCTTTCCATCCGCGTTGCCGCTGCTGTATGGTTCCTGTAATTGATATTGATGATGATGACTAATACTTGTCTTTCAGGGGCTAGACATTAAAGAAGCAACTATTAGACAAGGGGCGGCAGTGCCGCAACTTATGGAGGTAATAATTATGGAAAATACTAACATTGAAAACACCGGTGTTGAGACAGTAGATACTACTGCTAATGAAGTAAAGACATATACCCAAGAAGAGGTTATGGCACTGCTACAAAGTGAGAGCGACCGTCGTGTCTCACAGGCACTTAAAAAGCAGCAGAAGGAATACGAAAAGAAACTTTCCCTCTCCAAACTCGATGATAACGAGCGTGCGAAAGCGGAGAAGGATGCGGAAATCGCGGAATTAAGAGAGCAACTTGCCGCCTTCCAGATTGAACGCAACAGAAGCGAATTGAAAAGCGTTCTTTCTTCTCGCGGTTTAAGTGCGGAGTTTGCCGACATCATCAACATTACTGATGATATTGAGGCATCACAGGCGAATATTGACCTGTTAGATAGACTTTTTAAGTCTGCTGTAAAGGCAGAGGTAGAGAAGCGTTTAGCGGGTAATGCTCCAAAGGGTAATGGTGGAGCCGCCGCACAAACCATTACAAAAGAAACAATTAGTAAAATGAGTATAGCGGAATTACAGAAGTTGCGTAGAGAGCAACCAGAAGTGTATGCCCGCCTATACGGTTAATTATAGGAGGTTGCTATTATGGCACATCAGGTTTATGAAAATGTAGTTCTTGGCAACAAGATTAATGACATTCTAACTACCGCAATCAATCTAAACGATTATATGACTATTGACACTTCTCTTACCGAGAATGCTGGTATGAAGAAGAAGATTATCACCTACACCTCTACTGGTAATGTTGAGGCTCTTGCTATGGGTGAGGGCAACACTGGTTCTCTCGAAGTCCAGAAGAGCGAAGTAGAATATGAGGCTCTAACCTATCAGGGCAAGTTTGCTTTCTATGATGAGGAAGAGGCTATTGACCCAATGGTTGTTGATACTGGCTTAAAGCACAGTGCCGACAATATGGTAAATACTTTCACCGCTAACGCAGTTGCCGAGATGGATAAGGCTACTCTTGAAGTTGCTGTTGATGCTTGGTCTTTCGACGCTGTTGTTGATGGTATTGCCAAGATGAATGTTGAGAACGAGGAAGGTCTATTCCTACTCATTTCTCCTGCTGACAAGGCTGCTTTCCGCAAGGCTCTTCGTGAGGACCTTTCTTACAGCGAAGGCTATGTCCGCACTGGTTATATTGGCACTGTTGCTGGTGTTCCAGTAATCGTTTCCAAGGCTATTCCATAGGGCAAGGGCTATCTTGCGACCAAGGAA